AAACAAAATTAAATGAATTAGAAGCAGCTGAAGTTCCATATTTTACATAAAGATTGCCGCTTTGTAAATTTTGAATAAAAAGTTCTTCGCGGTTAGCATTTTCTTGCAAAGCTGTTCCATTTGTTCCACTTACTGTAAAATTAGATATTGGGTCTGCTGGGGTAGCATCATAAGTTAAATTTATTCTTTTTTCAGAAGCATCTGTTGTTGTGAGGTTAGACATATTAAATATGATTACACATTAAATATAAAAATTGATAAAATAAAATTATCTAGTTTCTCGCCATTGTAAAAAATGACTAATTAATGAACTTTGTGTATCTTAACAAACTCGACTACAGTAGAGGCTCCTTGGTTACTTTTGCTTATTACTTTATAGTTCAATTTATCTAATTGAGTCTTTAAATCTTCAAAGTACTTTTCATCAACTAAAACAAGTATGCTCTTTTCTGATTCTTTATAATGAATCTTGTTTGAAAACTCTTGACAAATTGCAATTTCAGCCTTCACATAATAATTTACACTATTGGGCTATATAATATTATTTTTCTTGTATATAAAAATTTTTATGGTTTTTTGGTGAAATTTTCTGTATGTAGGTTTTTGCCTCTTTGTATCCTTCTTTTGATAATGGAAATACTCCATGAAGAAAATTATCGTTTTTTGATAAAATTGCGTAATATTTTTTTCTTTTAGTTTTGGGCATGTTATTTTTTCTTTTGAAGAATCTTCAATTCTTTTTCTAAGTTATCCATTGTTTGCATTTCTTTATCGCTTTTGTCTAATAGGTATTTTAACTCTTTCATGTATTCTTCAAATTTTTTATTATAAGATGAGCAGAATTTATCATTATCTAGTTCATCTAGTTTTGATAAGATATTAAAAGCTTTAGTCGCAATCCACTCGCAAGTAGCAATACAATAATTGGATCTGTCGGTAAAATCTTTAGCTTTTTGTAATTTTTTCTTTTTCATATTCTTCTAAAAGTGTTCTTAATAATTTTAAATGATGCACATCCCAATTATCGCCAGTAGCATCTTTATCTTTGCTCATATTATCTTCCCAAATATTTTTTTCAATAATTTGATCTAATAAAGTATATATCTTTTCCATACTACTATTATATATAAAATATTGATAAAAGTCAAAATCTAATGTAATATAGATTATAGTTCTTTAACATTGGGCCCGTAATGGTTTCGATTTTAAGAAAATAAATTGAAATGCAAGTGGAGGTTGAATCGAGGACTCCTAAAAAAGTTTCAATTATATTAACTGCCAAAACAGCAAAATATAAAGGTCATATTTCTGCAAGAGTTTCTCTTGTTGAGATGACCGAATCTGTAGCCTAAGTTACAGCGTGATATCCACGACACATCTACTGGAATATTGCGTTATTAGATGTATTCTTATGAGATCCTTTTCATTTGATTTCTTGTAAGAATTATTAAGGATAAGCTTAACTAAGGTTAAATTTATTATTAAATGAATAGCTAAAAACCAATTGTTTATTCGACTCTTTAGCGAACTAACGGAATAAAATAAACTTGTAGTATTTTTAATTTAGATTTTTAAAACACAAGAGTTCAATTCTCTTCGGGTCCAAGTAAACGATTCCCTTCGGCTCCAATTTATATTAGAGAATAAATAGTGATACGCATATAATATAAAAATGGCGATATCTAAAATTCAATTAAAATGTCTTTATTGTGGAAATATTTTTGATAAATTAAAATCTGAATATAATAGACAAATTAATAAAGGTAAAACTAAATTTTATTGTAGTTATCAATGCGTTGGTAAGGCTGATGTTAAAAAGAATCCAGATAAATTTAAAAAGTTTAGAGAAGCTAATGCTGTTAGAATAAAAAAATACTGTGGATGTAGACTTGATCAATATAGTCCATTTAAATATCACGCCAATAAAGCAAGATCAAGAAGCAAAAAGAAAGGCTATAAAACAGATTTAACCACAGAATATCTAAAAGAAGTTTGGGATAAGCAAAATGGAATTTGTCCTTATACTAATATCAAAATGGAAATATCTAGGACGAGTCAAGATGAAGATATTAAAAAAACTCCAATAAAAGCAAGTCTAGATAGAATTGATCCAAATATAGGGTATATTCAAGGAAATGTTGAATTTGTTTGCTATTGCGTTAATGTAATGAAAAATGATTTTACCAAAGAAGAAATGATTGATTTTATTAATTTAATTAAAAATAATTAAATTTTACTTTTATCGCCAGAAAATATTACTTCAATATAATTATTTAGTGCGTGATTTAAATAAGCTTTAATAAAAGACTGCATTCCTTGTAGGGTATTAAATTTATATAAAGTATTATTTTGATATGCTTTAAAAGTATTAATTTGTTCTAATACATCACATTTGTTAATTATAAGTTTAGTTACTCCAGAGATTTTAACTGCATCAATTAGCTTGTTTAAATTGAGCCAATTTACTATTCTTTTTCTTCCAGTTGTAGATCCAAATTCTTGACCAATATCAATAATCATATTTAGCTCTGGATCTTCCCAAAGAGATTCTGGAAATAATGGATCTACTCCACTTTTTGTATCATAAATTTTTGCTACTCCAATAATCTCTCTAATTTTTCTAGGACTAAACCCTAAAGAACAAGCTGAATACGGCAAAGTCTCGCTACTTGTAACATATGGATAATCTCCATAATTTAAATCCAACCAAAAGCTTTGCGCTCCTTCGCATAGAATTTCTCCGTAAAGCTCACCATCCCAAAGATATTGTTTATCTAAATAATTTCCAGCAAGTTTTCCAGTTCGTAAAGCTTTATCAGCGTAAGCTGGAGCAATTCCTTGTCCAGTAGTTCCAAGTTTAGGTTTTAAGAATTTAAGATCATACTGAATATGCTTTTCAGTAATAATATGTGTCTTGGGACTTACTTTAATTAAAGATGTATTAAATCCCTCTCTTTTTAAATATTCTATCTCATCAAAAAATTTATCAATATTGATAACGCAATTTGGACCAATGATACTAAGTTTATTTTGAAAAACGCCACAAGGAATGATATGAGTTTTATACTTTTTATCATTAAGATAAACTGTGTGACCTGCATTTGGACCACCATTCCAACGACAAACAATATCATAATTTTTAGATATTGCATTACTTATTTTGCCTTTGCCTTCATCACCCCAAGCTAATCCAAAGATTACATCAACTGCTTTGATCATTTTTTGATAATTGTTCTTGAGCCTTTTGAAGTTCGTTCAAGTAATCACCAAGAAGTTTTTTGCAAAAATTACTACCATCTGCACCACAGCATTTTTTAAACTTTTTATTATTGATTTGGCAATGGTCATTTCTTTGCATTTTAGGGGCTAGTCTTCTAATTGGACCTCTAAAATAAGGCTGAACATACAAACTAACTTCCGCTAATTCTTTTTGCTGATCTTGTTTCATTATAATTCTTGGGCTGGATTTCTGATATCGAAAATTGAAACTTTAGAATCTTCATTCCTATCATTTTTAATAACTACATTAGTTTCATCAATTACTTCTGTTACTTCTCCATAGAAGTGGTCTAAAGTAGTATAGCTTGTTATAACTGCTACTCTTTTACCGAGCATTCTTTTTAAGACATTTAATTTTTGAGTATTTTTTTGTTTCATCTTTAAGGATTATATACTATATATCATTGAATATCAAGCTTTTTTAGCTAAAATTTGATCTAAAATTTTGATTGCAGTATTGCATTGCTCTTTATTTACGCATAAAGGTGGCATAAATATTAAAGTTTTATTATCCCAAGAAGTGCATAAGACTAACCCATTTTTTGCACAATCAAAAAGTATCCTACCTATTAAAAATAAATTAGGTAATCCTTCTTTATTAAGAAGGTCTACCCCTATTACTAATCCAAAATTTCTTATTTTAAATAAATCTGAATCAAAATACTTTTTAAATGTATGTTCTATAAGATTTTTTAAATAATCTCCAACAGTTAATGAATTTTCACATAAAGCATCCTCTTGTATTATATCTATATTATATTTAGCAATCGCACAAGAGAAAGGAGTCCATGAAAAAGTTGCAGAAACATCTGCAAACTTATAATCTTTTAAATGTTCTTCTTTTACTAAAACTGCTCCAATAGTTGAGTATCCAGATGAAATGCCTTTAGCTAGAACAATTGCATCAGGATTTATTTCTAAGTAATTAGAATAAAACATATATCCAGTTCTGCCAAAAGCAGTTATAGCTTCATCAAAGATAAAATAAATACCTTTATTTTTGCAAAGGTTATATAAATTATTCCAAAATACTTTCGAAGGGATTATTACTCCACCGCTTACTAGAATTGGTTCGGCTATGAATATTTTAATATTAGGATTTTTATTAAAAATTTCTTCTATATATTGCACTGAATCATCTGTAGGTAATTCAATTTTAACAGATTCAAATTCTTTTTTTATACTTGGGAATTTAAATTTATCACTTTCACTCATACCAATTGTAGCTTGACTCCAACCATGATAAGATCTATTAAATGTGGCGATTTCTCCTTTAGATTTATTATAAAAAATAGATAAAGCCATTTCGTTTGCATTAGCACCACCAGTAGCTCTTAAGCATTTGTAATTTTCATTTGGAAAAAATGATTTTAATTTTTCTGCTAAATCATTAGCTTCATTTGTCGGCATCCAAGGCGGTGCATAATTTGAAATTGAAATTTGATCAATTTGTTTTTGTATCATTTTTTTATTCTGCCAGCCTATATTGACAACTCCATAACCAGAAGTAAAGTCTATATATTTGTTTGATTCGATGTCTTCTAAATAAATTCCTTCCGAAGTTTTAAAAGTAATAGGAGAGAAATAAACGCAACCCATATTAGACTTTATCTTTTTATAGAGTTCTTTATTTTTCATGGGTCAAATCTTCCAACGTAATTAATTAGATTTATATGTCCTTTTCTTAAACCTTCTATTCTAGATATTTCATGATCATTTTGATGCAAGATTAAGTTGTCTTCTAATAATAATGCTCCAAATGTTGGTATTTTTTCATATTTACTTTTTAAAATTAAAACATCATAGGTTTTTAACTGATCTTCATTCTTTGGAGTTGGAGCGACTTTGATTGCATTCATTGATTCAATCCACGCCTTACGATCACTCCAATCCCACGATAATATTTGATCTGGTTTATCGAGTCTTGATGGATCTGGTTCGGTTGCTTTGAAATTTGTTTCATTATTTAAAAATTTTTGGATAGTTGACCAGCAATCGTTAACTCCTGCAATATAAGGCAGATTTATATATTTACTATAATAAGAGTATTTTATAGAATCAAAAAAATTAAATTCATCATTTTGAATGTCGTATAATAAATATGGAATTTCTGATTGTAAGCTATTGTTTATATCCTCTGATGAAAATATTTTATTATTTAAATGAGAATGGAAACAAGTTATAATCTTACCCTTAAAAGAACATTTTTCGTAATCTGAGTCGTTTATTAAAAAAAACTTTTTTGGATCAGAAGCTATATTTTGACACTTATAAATATTTAAAATGTTAGAATTATTTTTATATATAAAACCACAAGACTCTTCATTTTTATTAGAAGAGCAATATGCCCTTACTTTATTTAAAGTGTTTTCGTCTATTGAGTTAAAATTTTTCATGTCTAATTACAAATTTTATAAATTTAAAATGAGCTTTTCTGATAGATTCTATTTTAGATATATCATTGAATGGATGATGCAAAACTAATTCATTTTCAATATATATCATACCATGATTTGGTTCGCCTTTATTGAACCCATTAAAAACTAGTATATCATATTTTTTGAGTTGAGAGATGTCATTTACGTCTATATCTAGAAGATTATTTTCATTTGCCCATTGTTTGTATTTTTCTCTACTCCAGATAAGACAATTTTCTGGTGGCATATATTTCATGGCCCTATCTTGTTCTGGATCTGACATTTCAATATTTAATTGATTTTTATAAAAACTTCTTATCAAGGAAAAACAGTCATTTTTGCCATAATCAAATTTTAAATGTAAATATTTTTTATATTCTTTATGATCAATTGGCGAAAAATAATTTATCTTATCTTCTTTAATATTATATAAATAATATGGTAAATTTAATTTAAAACTATTATTTATATCAGTCCAAGAAAATGAAGTGTTTTTAATATGAGAATGAAAACAAGCTTCGACTTTTCCAATACTAGCAGCGTACATATAACTATTAGGATCTATTGCAAAATTATTTCTTTTATTTTCTGATATATTTCTTGCGCCGATATACATTAAACGATTATCTTTTGATACTACTAAGCCACAAACTTCTTCTGTTTTATTTTTTACCGCATGCTTCTTGGCTTGTTCTTGCCATTCATTTTCCATGAGCAAATCCTTCGTACATGCTGTTTGGGCTATTTCTTACGGCTTGTATCTTATTGGTCCATAATCCGCCTCTCATTTCCTCTATAGATCTAAAGCCAAGATAACTCATTGAGCTTCTAAGTCCATTAGTAAAATCATATACAATATCTTCTATAGATTTACTCTCTATAATTGGAATCAAAGTATTGTCTCCTTCTACAAAAAGGTTCTTTTTTGTTCCATCATATAATTCATAATCTTCAACTACATCTTGACTAGCCATTCCTCTGTATTTTGCATATCTTTTTCCATCTTTTTCAATAATATTTTCATCATCAGTCGCATCTAATAATCCAGCAAAAATTCTTCCACAAATCACAGCATCACAACCACTTGCTATAGCTTTAACTAAATCCTTTGGATAACGAATACCTCCATCAGCAAGTATGCTTGGTCTATGGTCTGGATTGGGTTCGTCTTGTTTAAATAAATCTACTTGTGACAACTCCCAATTTCTTACGGCTTGCCAAGCGTAAAAATTTCCAGTCAAACTTGGGCAACCAATTCCAGTTTTAACTTGAGTTAAACACATAGAACCTGGACCAATTAAATGTCTAAAACCATCCGCTTTTAAATTAGCGAGTCTATAAACGCTTTCTTTTGTCAAAGTGTTACCAACAATAATATCCTGCTTGTATCCAGATGTTTTATACCACCTTAGAAAATCTTCTACATTTTTAGCTAATCCATTAGCTGTATCTACAAAATAAATATCAGTATATAATGAAGTATCTCTAATTCTTTCTACTGCATCTTTTAGACCAATCGCTGTAATACAAAAATTACTTTCATCTCTAATTGCTTTGGCTTTTTTCATTTGGTCTTCTATGGACATGAAGCGGTGTAAAACTCCAGCTCCACCTATTTTATTAATCTTAATGCAAGATTTTACAGAAGAAACCGTGTCCATTGGAGAAAGAATGATTGGTATATCAATATATTTGTTTCTACTTATTTTTGTGGTTGTATCAACTTCTTTTCTAGACGAAATATCTGAAAAATTCGGCAAAAGTGAAATATCATCATAACTGAGCGCCTCTTTAAACTCTTGTTTCATATGACTATTATTATAGTCTATGATTTAAAATAAGTCAAGATATTAAAAATTCAAATTTAAAATTTTCTGTTTGATACAGAGCTTTCAATTGATCTATGTATGTAGCTTCTAGATTGGACAAATAAAATTGTATTTGATTACCGCAGTTTTTGTATCTGCCTTTTCTTTTGCAAGAACATCCATTCTCTAAATTAAATAAAGAATTTAAAATTTGTTTAACTGCTTGATCTTCTGGTTTTAAAGTAGATAATTTATTAAAAAAAGCTGTATAATCTGAACTTGTTTTTAATATTAATTGTTGCAGCATATATATTTTATACCAAAGAATAAAATCAATGATACAATATATATTACACAAATATAAAATAAAACATTATAAATCATAGAACACACTAAAGATGACCAAAAACCTAAACAAAATGGACAAGAAAACAGTTTAGATATAAAGGTGTTTCTTGTCTCTAAGAAATCTGCATAATATACAAAACTATTATCTTTTATGTAAGCTTTATACGAAGTAAATAGGAATGGTATTACTTTAGATACATATTCGTAATAAGCATTAGTTAAAAACCATACTACTAATATAGTAGTATTTAAAAAAACTGATAATAATATATTACTCAGGTATTCCATTACCGATTTTACCTATTGGATATGGAGTACGAACAATAGACTTTGGATATGTTCTGTAAATATCATTACCTTTAATGGTAAATTCTGGATATGGAACTCTTATTATTGACTTTGGATAAGTTCTATAGATATAACTACCTTGAACCACATAAGATGGGTATGGAACTCTTACTATAGAATCTTTATAGTTTCTATAAATATAAGTTCCTTGGGTAGTTTGTGCTTTTAAGGTTAGAGTAAAAGCATTACTTAATAATATCAAATATATAATTTTCTTCATAGTTGGATGATATAATATTTAGATAAAAAATGCAAGACTTTTTTTGAAGAATTTTACCCATTTCAGCAAAATGAAAATTATTCTTATCTTTTAAGGTATAACAGTATATATTGATATCTAAATGAGAATCATTTGATGAAAAGCTAGAAGCTATTGAATTATATTTTGCATATATATTGGTCGGTAAAATTGAAAAATCAATATCTTTTAAGTAAAAACCAGACTTTATTATATTATTTCTTTCTGGCAGAATCTCGTAATCAAAATCAGAGTAAAATTTAAAAACATTATTTGATATTTTATCTGGTTCAATAGCATTTCTGCTTATTTTATGTAATGGTATTATAATATCTTTCATTATAGTTTAATAAGTTGAATTTTATAAAAATTAAAAATGTCAAAACATCCTTTATCCATATGATAGTCTTCTTTATAAATCACTTTCTTAATTCCATATGAAGCTATATTTGAGGCGCAAGCAGAACATGGAAGTAAAGTTGTAGCTAAAATATAAGGTTCTTCTTCTCTCTTTATTCTTGATAAAGCATTTATCTCTGCATGTATGACGTATTTTCTTCTTAAATCTCGATTCAACCAAAAGCTTTTATCCATATTTACTTTGGGCAAAAGTCCATTGTAACCAGTCGATAATACCCTACCTTCTTTATTCAAAATACAACATCCAACCTTCTTGTGAAGGTCTTCTGATCTTTTAGCACATTCTGAAGCTATATTAATAGCCAATTCTTCAAATGATATTCTTCTCATAGTTTATAAAATAAATAAACTGAAAATAACATAATCAAAATAAATTTTAATTCCATCCAATTATATTACCATAAAACTAATAACTTGACAAGATATTTTATTTTTATTATAATGATTATATGATTATAGGTATAACTGGTGTTGCTAGATGTGGTAAAGATACTTTTTACTCTATTATTAAAAAATATCTAGAAGAAAAACAGATAAAATCTCAAAGATTAGCTTTTGCAGATGACTTAAAAAAAGAATTAAACGATTTTACTAAAGAAAAGTTTAATATAGATTTATTTAAATGTAATGGAGCAGATAAAGAATTGGTTCGACCATTAATGGTTGCTTATGGCAAATGTAGAAGAAGTCAAACCGAAGGAAAATATTGGACTTCTCAATTAGATATTAAAGTAGAAAATTTATTAAAAGACAATATCTTGCCTATTGTTACTGACGTAAGATACATTGAATATAAGGATGATGAATACTCATGGTTAAAATCTCATAATGGTATATTAATTCATTTATCTAGAAAACTAGATGATGGATCTATTATACCTCCTGCTAATATTGAAGAAAAATCTAATGATAACAAATTAAAAGCTGTAGCTGATTTTTGTATATGCTGGGAAACTTGTCAAGATACAAACTTCTTGTATGAGCTTATGCAGAAAAACTTAAGGAATATATATGACAGACTTAGATCTAATTAAAAATATTAAAAACAATCAAGATAGTGAATCACTTAAATGCTTAATACATAGACATAGTGGTATTTTTTGTGAAATTGTAAAAAGATATCAATCTTTTATAGCTCAAAAGGGACATGACCCTAAAGACCTTTATGAAGATAAAGATGTTATTGTATATCAATCCGCTCTGTCTTTTAATGAAGACAAAAATGTAAAATTTTCTACTTGGTTAGGTAATCAAGCTAGGTATCATTGTTTAAATTTTTTGAATAAAAATGCTAAATTCTTACCCACAGATAATGAATACCTCCAGAATATGATAGAGAATTCTCAAGATCAAAAAGAAGATATGAAAAAAGAAAACTGCGATTATTTCCTTAATATTTTAAAATCTTTAAAAGATAAAAGAGTATATAAAATATTTAAAATGCGCTTCTATTCTCCTAAAAAGAAAAATCGCTCTTGGAATGCTATTGGTAAAAAATTGAATATAAGCACTCAAACTGTGATTAATATATATAATAAGCATATTCATTTCTTAAAGATTAAATCGTTTAAAGATAGTTTTAATGATCAAATATAATTTCTTGACTTTTTATAATAAAGCTATTATAATCATAAAATATGAATACAAATCAAACAAATAATAATAACGAATGGAAAAAAAGAGATATTGGTGCTTTATGGAAAAGAGAAGGGAAAAGCGGTAAATATCTTTCTGGATACTTCAAGGACGAGCTTGGTGAACAAGTAGAAATTGTAGTATTCACCAATAAATTCAAAGGTGAAAATGCAAAGGCTCCAGATTTTAGAGTTTATCTTTCTAAAGATACTAATGGATCTTCATCTGCTGTAAAAACTGCAGAAACTCCACAACCAGTTAAAGATAAGGCTCAAAAACCTCAAGCTAAACAAGTTCAAGAAGTAGAGGAAGATCTATTGTAAAATGGATATAGCTCTTAATATTCCTTTAAATAATTTAAGTTTTGGGCAAACTTCATTTGCCTTAATTAAGAATTTATACGAAAGGAATTTTAACGCTAAGATATTTCCAATAGGAAATAATATTGATCTTTCTAGTCAGAAAGTTGATAATGATCTTAATTTATGGATTAAAAAATCTGTAGATGGGTCATTATCTTCTTTCTCTAGGAAAGAAAAAATATTCAAACTTTGGCATTTAATGGGTAGTTTAGAAAGTTTTGCTGAGAAGCAAGTTCTTTTATCATTTTACGAATTAGATTCGCCAACTAAAGAAGAAATTAATATTGTTAAAAACAATTATAAAACTGTTTTTACTTCTAAATATACATGTGAAATTTTTAAAAATAGTGGATGTTCAAATATAGAATATATTCCATTATTTTTTGATAAAAATAATTTTAACGTAAAACAAAAGCAATTCTTTCAAGATGAAAGAATCACGTTTAATTTAGTTGGCAAATTAGAAAAAAGGAAAAATCATAAAATTGTAATACAATCTTGGTTAAAAAAGTATGGTAATAATCCAAAGTATTTTCTTCAATGTTCTATTTTTAATCCATTTTTAAAACCAGAAGATCAGCAAAATTTAATAAACTCAATGATGGATGGAAAAAGATATTTTAATATATCTTTCTTAGGTTTCATGCAAAGTAATGAAACTTACAATGATTATCTAAATAGTGGAGATATTATAATTGGCATGAGTGGTGGAGAGGGTTGGGGATTACCAGAATTTCATTCACTAGCTTTAGGCAAACATGGAGTAATTTTAAATGCTCACGTATACAAAGATTGGGCAAATGAGGAGAATTCTTGCTTAGTAAATCCTTCTGCTAAAATAGAAGCATATGACAATATGTTTTTCCATAAAGGGGCAGCTGCAAATCAAGGAAATATTTATACATTTAAAGAAGATGATTTTATTGATGGATGTGAAAAAGCTATCAAAAGACTTGAATCTAATAAAGTAAATACTAGTGGTTTAAAATTACAAGAACAATATGCATTAGATAATACAGTATCTCAAATATTAAAATTAATGGAGTAATATGCCAGAATACTTATATCAGCATCCTACTGATGGCAGAACTATATGTTTAATCCAAGGAATTAACGATAAACATGAATATACTGATGTAAAAGGTATTAAATGGGATAGATTGTTTACTAGTCCACAGATAAATTCTCAAGAAAAATTATCAGTAAATTCAAGTGATAAAGATTTTGCTAGGGTAACTTCTTCTCAACGAGGAAATGTTGGTGATCTTTTCGATAGAAGTAAAGAGCTTTCTGAAAAAAGACAACAACTCTATGGGAAAGATCCAGTTAAGAATAAATATTTCAAAGACTGGAGTAAAAAACGTAATGGAAAGAAACACCCTAAATCACATACTGATTGATTTATTTTCTATTTAAATGATTTTGTATTATATCAAAATTACGATCTAACTTTGCTTCGATTCTATCAAAATAAACTTCAAAAGATTCTTTAGTAACGTAAGTAGTGCTTATCTTTAAAGCTAAATCGGCTATTTCTTGTTGATGCTTTCTTCCTTCTAATTCCATTTCTTTTCTTAAAGTAATAAAATCACTAAATGTTTTATCATTAATTTCCTTCATAAGATTCTCTTGCTTATCAAAAAGAGAGAATACTCTAGTAAATAACCATCCCCCAAGAAAGGATAATGCTCCTAAAATAAGATTAAATAACAGTGTAATATCTAAATTCACATAGATAATTACACATTAATATATAACTATTACAGCTTTAAATCGCCAAAATCTTCATCTTCTATATCGGTTTTTCTTGCACCAACTTTATAGCTAGAAATCTCAGTCTCTTGAGGTGCGACTTGTACTTTACTACTATCTAAGTAACTATCATGCCATCCACCAATAGGATTATCTTTTTGATTAAATATCTTCTTATAACCTAAGCTTCTTAGTCTGCTATCACAAAGCCACTTAGAGTAACCATCTAAAACTTCAGCATTTAATCCAAGTAAACTGCCATTACTAAAGAGATACTTTGACCATTCACTCTCATTCTTCGCGGCTTGTTCATAAAAAGCATAGATTTTATCTTCACTTTTCTTAACTATACTTGTAAAGCCTTCTTTATCTTCGTCTCTTAATATTTTAAGTAAATTTTGACTTACCGCAAAATGAAGAGCTTCATCGCGTTGAATAAATTTTATAATTTTGGAATTGCCTTCCATCTTACCACGATATCCAAAATAGAAAGAGCAAGCAAAAGAAACATAAAATACAAGCCCTTCCATTACATTAATAGAAAGTATTGCGTCAAAAATCTTTTGTTTAGGGTCTTTCTTCTCATCATCTCCAAGAATTTTATCAAAATTATTTCTAATTAGCTCTGCGCGGCTTGTAATTTCTTTATCTTCCATAATACTATCAAAGAATTTAGTAGCATCTGGATATACATTATTCAAAAGATAAGAATATGAATAACTATGAATGCCTTCAAATTGAGCCCATGTATTCATACAGATCTCAAGTTCTGGATTACTTACATAATCTTTAAGAGAATGAATACTTCTAGAGAGCATACTATCGCCAAGAGTTTGAAATCTTAAATTACTATCAAAAACAAATCTTTCTGTTTCTGTTAGGTTATTGTAATCACTACGATCTTTTCCTAAAGCTATTTCATGAGGCCACCAAAAATTTTCATTTTGTTTTTTGAATAACTCAAAAAATATTGGATATTTAAACCGATCATATCTTTGAAGATTAAGATCTTCACCAAGAAACAATGGCTGTTTAGTAGTGTCTATATTTTTAAAATTTAATACTGTTTTCATAGATTATAGTTTACACGCGCCACTTGAACAGTCTCTATCTTCTTTTTGATCTAGTGATTGCTCTCTATCTCCATCATCTGTATTATTGTAATAAAGACTAATTAATCCAAGACTATATGCGTACATAATCTCTTTCATTACTTTAGCGTCTGGTAATATATTGTTTTCATAATGACTGTAGTTGTAGTATACATTAGTTGATATAGCCATGTCAATATATTTTTGAATTACTGCATTGATTTTTAATAATCCACTATTATCTTTAAGATCATAAGCTAATTCATAATTATCATCATACTTACCAATTCCTGGAACCATTACTGGAAGTTTACCCATTTTACTAGTTTTGTAAGTGATAAGACTACGAATAGGTTCAACGCCATTTGTGGAGGATTGAATAACTGAGCTACTTTCACAAGGCATACATGAAGATAATGTTGAATGTCTTAAACCATGTTCTTTAATTTGTTTTCTTAGCTTTTCCCAATCAAGAGATAATTTTCTTTTGCATATCTCATCTATTTTATCTTTATAAGTATCAATTGGTAATACACCTTTAGAATATTTTGTATGATTGAATTTTTCGCATCTGCCTTTTTCTTTAGCTAATTCTAAACTACTATTTAAAAGGTAATATTGAAAGTGCTCCATCCATTCATCAATTACTGGTAGCGACTTATCTGAACTATATTTTAATTCATTTTTAGCAAGAAAAGCTGCAAGATTAGTAATACCAACTCCAAGACTTCTACGTTTTTTAGCAAAATTTTCAGCAGCAACATTAAAGTAATCTTGAAGTTCAATGATTTCATCAAGAAATCTTACGATAAGATCGCAAGTCTTTTCAAGATCTTGCCAGTTTTTTATTTCTAGCATATTTACTGCCGAAAGAATGCACATTCCAATTTCGCCATTTTTGTCATTATAATCATTTAGCGGAATAGTTGGATGGATAACTTCAGTACAGAGATTACTCATGGTAACTTTATCTGACCAAGCTCCGTGTTCATTAGCGTGATCTACGTTAAGAATATAGATTCTACCAGTTTCAACTCTTTCTTTAACTATAAGAGAAAATAATTTACGAGCAGATATTTTTTTCTTAAGTTTTAATTTCTTGGATTCGCATTCTTTATATACTTTATCAAAGTCTTTTGTACCCCATGCTTGGTAAAGTTCTGGAACTTCTGAATTATTAAATAATGTAACATCTTCGTCTTTTAAAACTCTATCATAGAATAATTTGCTCATACCAACTGTATAATCAAGTTTACGAACTCTATTATCATCTGTACCTGCATTATTCTTTAATACAACAATATCTTCGATTTCGTAATGCCACCATTGAATATTGCAAGTTGCACTTCCACCTCTTAGTCCATTTTGTTGCCAAGCCTTTACGCTACTTTCATAGATTTTTAAAAATGGAATTAAACCAGTATGAACAACTTCACCATTCTTGATTGGTGAGCCAATAGCTCTAATTTTACTAACATCAATACCAATTCCACATCTATTAGCTGTAGCCATACTAACAGCAGTTGCACTAGCAGTAATACTTTCTCTTGTGTCATCTACGCCAATTAAACAACAACTAGCATAATTTCTACTAGAAGTTCTTACTCCAGCCATTACTGGCGTTGGTAAATTAATTTTATGCTTACTAATAGCGTCATAAAATTTTCTTACATAATTCAATCTTGAATCTGCTGGATATTTTGCAAAAGCATAAGCTGCAATTAATATATATGCAAATTGTGGAGTTTCATAAATCTGACCAGTGGTTCTATTTTTAATTAAATATTTATCGCAAAGCTGTTTGATTCCAGCATAAGTAAAAGTAAAATCTCTTTCGTGATCAATAAACTCTCCGATCTTATTTATTTCGTCTTCAGAATAATTTTCTAAAATTGAACTATCGTATACTTTATTTTTTATGCCTTGACTTAAAAACTCTGATAGTCTTGGAGCATGCTTACCTTTCCAAACATCTTTTCTTAATTGATAATTCAAAAGTCTAGCTGCAACAAATTGATAATTTGGTTTTTCAACTGAAATAAGGTTAGCTGCACTTTCAATCAATAGGTTGTGTATCTCTTTACTTGTTATACCATCATGTATGTTTATCTTTGCGTTGATTTCAATATCTGTTAAACTTACTCCAGTATAACCATCAATTGCCCAGTTGATTACTTTATTTATTTTTTCTACATCAAATTTTTCTGTTGCGCCATTTCTTTTTTTTATAATAACATTCTTGCTCATATTTTCTTTCTAAGGTAAAGAATAGTTTACAGTGTTTTTAATTTTTATAAAAGAAAAATAACTAAATTAGTGTTAATAACTTTATATCTTACTAAACAAGTGTACTGATCTTATATCTATTCTTAATAAATATTTCCCAATGAGCTCCTTCAAAGCAGAGCTTTCCCTGTGTTTTACCACAAGTTCGCTTGAGCCGTTAGTTCAATTTCCCAATTGAGTCCATAAGCCTTTCGGCTCCCTAACACTTATCGGATGTCGGTAGGATCATCCATCGCGTGTTAGCCCTTTCACCTACACTCCCAGAATTTCTTCTGGTTTCTCAGGTCGCAAGCTCTGTTAGCGTTGCCTGACGTTAAGAACTAATCTAACTCACCATTTTAAGGAGTATGGCAAACCTTTTCGCCTTTCAGCGAGATGTCGTATTATAATACATGAATCAATATATTTTGTCAAATAAAAAAGTAAATAGGTGTAATAATATACATGCCGATACCGAATCCAAAAGATAACGAAAAGCAAAATGATTACATGGGTCGTTGCATGCATTTTTTGAATAAAAAGGGCGAAACTAAAAGACCACAAAATCAACAAGTTGCAATTTGTCTCAATAACTTCAAAGGCCCAAAAAAGAAAAGTAAGGCAGAAGTTGAAATTGATTTCTCTGAACAAATTAAAAATATGAATAAAGCAGAAGCTCCAAAAATTGTAACTAAAGTAGAAGAGCCAACCAACACTGCTGTTACTGCGCCAGCTCCAGAAATCAATTAATATTTCAATAATCAGTTGTAATTTTAAAGTTTGACATTTTTATAAAAATACCATAATATTATTATTATGGATTATAATAAAAAAATATTGTGGATTTCTGATTATAATTTATCACACTCTGCTGGAGGAGCGCAAAGAAGTAATGATATTATTATTCAAAAAGGTAGAGAATTAGGCTTCTCAATATTAGAAGCAAATTATAATTACAACTTTAATATTGAAGATTTTGACCAATATGATATATTAATTTCATCCAATTTAGAAGCAATATATAAATTGTATCCTAATATCATAGATAAAATAGCTTCTCACAAATACCATGTTAGACTTGAACACGATTCAAATAGATATTTAAAACAAGAAGACAGAGAAAAACTTTTTAGATCTTGTAAAAAGACAGTATTTTTAACTAATTTTCATCATCAGTTATTTATTAATAATTATGGAAATATTTTTAATAATGTAGAAATCGTAGCGGATCCTATAGATACAGATTTATTCTATAATCAAAACCAAGAAAGAGAAGACAAGATTTTATACGTTGGATTTATGCATGAATTAAAAGGTACATTATCATTTTTTGAATTCGTTATGAACAATCCTCAATTACAATTTGTAGTTGCTGGATGGGGAACAAGAGTTTTTGATTTTCTAGCAAGGAATACTCCTAATGTAGAATATCTAGAAACAGTCCGTCACGAAGAAATGCCTAAACTTTTAAATAAATATGAAACACTTTTTTATAGCCCAATTATACCAGAACCATTTTGCAGATCTGTTGGCGAAGGCGTATTATGTGGAATAAAATTAATGTCCTCTAGCTCAAATATTATAGGATGCATGCACGAATTTCGAGAATTAGGTAAAGAAAAATTTATTGAAAATTGTAAAAATGCTCCAGAAATTTTTTGGAATAAAATTTTAAATTAATGAATTTGATTTCGGTTATCTGTTCGGTATATAATTCTTCTAAATGGTTAGATGTTTACCTTAATTGCGTAAACAATCAATTTGAAAAAGAATTTGAAATTATTTTTATAGACGCAAATTCATCAGATAACTCAGTAGACATCATCAATAATTTTAACTTTAGGAAAGGGATTAGTAAACAAATTATAAAGAACTCAGAAAGAATTACTATATATAACGCTTGGAACATTGGTATAAAAAATGCTTCTAATCCTTATATAATGAATTGGAATACTGATGACCTTATTTATCCATCTGCAATTCAAACTTATTCAAACTATGCAAACAAATATCCAGAAATAGATTTATTTTATAGTCCATGTTGTATTATAAATTCTCAAAGCTATGATTCTATAGTAGGACTAAGAAATTGGCCAGATTATTCTCACGACTTGCTTTTAAAATTTTGTTATTGTGGCCCTTTTCCGTTAGTAAAAAAGAAAGCAATAGAAAGCGTTGGATATTTTAATGAAAATTATAAATCTTCTGGAGACTATGATATGTGGTTGAAGCTATCTAAATTTGGTTTTAAATTTAAAAAAATCTCAGATATTATAGGCTCATTTTATCAAAGAGAAGATTCAGTTTCTGTATCAGGGTTAGAACTAGCCCAAATGGAAGATAAAGAGATACAGGAAAAATACAAATGATTATTCAAATAACTAGAAGTAGAAATGAATTGTTTCTTATAAAAGAAATGCTAGAGGTTTGGAAAAATTATGCAGATGGCTTCGTATTTTTAGATGACAGATCAACAGATGGAACTTATGATTTTTTAATTGAAAATAAAGAAAAGTATAATATATTAAGTGTTTTAAAAAACGATCTGAAAGAAGACGAGCTTTCAATAGAAACAAATGAAAGACAATATCTTTACGATGAAGCACTAAAATATTCAAATAATATAATTTGTCTAGACTCCGATGAGTATCTTGATGGTGCATTATCAAAAAAAGAATTAGAAGAAATATTAAATTTTAATAAAAATACAGTTTTTCACTTACATTGGATTCAGTATACTAATAAAAATCAAATAAGAGTAGATGGTCCATGGAAAACTAATTTTAAAGATAGAATAGGTTCCTATGAATATAGAGCAATATTCCAACCAGCGCAAATGCATTCCACACACTTACCCCATACTGGTAAAAATCTAATAATAGATAAACCGTTTCTTTTCATAGCTCATTTACAATGGTTAGATAAAAAATCAGCAGCAATTAAACAATATTTTTGGAAAGTTACAGACTATGTTAATAGGCTTAAATTTAACGTACAAACAGTCCCAGTCACAGCATATGACGAATCAGTAAATAACTTTAATTGGCAATATGAAACATTTGACTTTCCATTAAAAGTCAATTATGATATTTATACTAATCAAAATATTCAAATGAATTATAAATATAAATTTATAAAAGATAATATTAATAAATATCAAATTCCAAATTTGAATGATTGGGGAATGAATATACATTAACTATGGAACAGATATTAAAACTAATAGAAGACTACATTAGTCAAGAAAAATCAAAAAAACAATGGATTCCTGGAAAAGATTGGGTTCAATATGCTGGACCATTTTTTGGAACTGAAGAATATACCGCGTCTGCAAAAGCATTGTTAAATGGTTGGCTAGTATTGGGTAAAAATGGTATTACTTTTGAAAATATTTTCCCCAAAGAACTTGGCAAGGAATATGGAATATTAACAAATAGCGGAAGCAGTTCTAATTTAATAATGATGTCAGCCTTGACATCTAAAAGGCTATACAATTTACCTAAAGGTACAAAAGTGATAACTCCTATAGCTGGTTTTCCAACAACAATTAATCCAATACTACAAGTTGATTTTAAACCCGTTTTTGTTGATATAGATCTTGATACTTTAAATTTAAATCTTGAGCAGGTAGAGCAAAAAGCTAAAGAAGGAGCGAAAGTAATAACGTTTGCGCATGTATTAGGCAATCCTCCTAATATGGATCAATTAATGTCAATCATTAAAGAGTATAATTTAATTTTATTAGAAGATTGTTGCGATGCTTTAGGATCGACTTATAATAATAAATTGCTTGGTAGCTTTGGTGAATTTTCAAGTTGTTCTTTTTATCCAGCGCATCACATGACAATGGGAGAGGGAGGTTTTGTAGCTTGTAATACAAAACAGCAAGAAATTGTAGCTAGAAGTTTTAGAGAATGGGGAAGAGGATGTTATTGTGTTGGACTTAAAGCTAATCTTTTAAAAAATGGAAGCTGCAATAATAGATTTTCAAATTGGCTTCCAGCTCTACCAAATGAAATATTTGATCATAAATATGTTTATGACGAAATCGGATACAATTTAAAACCTACAGATCTACAAGCTTCGATGGGTTTAGAGCAACTTAAAAAGTTACCAGAAATGATTAGTCTTAGGAAACATAATCATAAACGCTTGTTTGATATATTTTCAAAATATGAAAAATACTTTATTCTTCCAAAAGCAACAAAAAATTCAGATCCAAGTTGGTTTGCCTTTGCTTTAACTATTAAAGATAATAATAAATTCAAAAGAAAAGACATTGTTCACCATCTAGAGGATTCAAAAATTCAAACAAGACCATATTTCGCTGGTAATATTATGCTACAACCAGCTTACGAAGGCTTAATGGATCAAAATGAAGTTATTAATAATTTTCCAGTTGCTAGAAAAATTACTACAGACACATTCTTTTTGGGTACAAGCCCAGTGATTACAGATGAACAATTAGATTACGTAGAAAAAACAGTTGATGCATTTTTTAAATGAGTAAATTTAAATTAAAAAATATAACTCTTTTATCACTAAATTGTGTTGATCCAATTCAAAGTGCGAAAGCTTTATTGTATAGCTCTAAAGATATAGAATTTGCAGAAATGATATTAGTTAGTAATAAAAAACCAGATAATCTACCTAGTAATATTAAATTTGTTGAAACGCAGAACAGAACACATTCTGATTCCTTTAAATTTGCATATGAAGAATTACCTAATTTAATTAATACAGAATTTTATTTATCTATTCATGACGATGGGTTTATTATTAATCCTCATCTATGGGATGATAATTTTTTAAATTACGATTATATTGGGGCACCATGGAAAAATTATGGACAGAGAAACAGAGTTGGCAATGGAGGATTCGTATTAAAAAGTAATAAATTTATACAATTAACAAGAAATATAAAACATTTAGGTGGTCATGATGACGGTGAATTAACTAATACATATTATGATTATTTTACTTCCAATGGATGCACTTATGCTCCAGTAGAAGTTGCTATGAGATTTTCTTTAGAATCTAAAATATCAGAATGCCAGTATAGTCTTGAAAATTGTTTTGGATTTCATGGCAGAGGTATACCTACTAATGGGGTACATGATGGAGAATATCATCAATTCCAAGAAAAAGTAAAATTATTAGAAACCATAATTATATAATAATATAATCAATATGGAAAATAAGCTTCAAATTAATTTATTCTCTTGTGGTTCAAGAGCTTATAGATTTCCATTTACATTAAAAATGATTAATGAAATTTCTAATATTAAAAATTTAGATAAAATTAGAGTTTGCATACATGGAGAAAAAGACGTAATCGAAAGATGGAAGACGTTTTTTCAAACAAATGGTCATAATTTTGAACTGGCGCTTATTCAATATAATGATTTAAATTATTTAAATAGAGTGCGTACCGCACAAGAAACAGATTTTAAGTATTCATGCAAATTAGATGACGATGTACTAATAAGTAGGTATGTTTTAGACTATATGATAGAGAATCTTTCCGCAATTAATCCTAAAAATCCAATTATTGCTCCAATACTATCTAATGGCATGCCAAGCGTAGAATTATTTATGAAAGAGTTTTTAAATGAAGAAGATTTAAAAATAGCTCATGAATTATTATTAAATGGATCTGTACAGCAAAATTTATGGGGCTTAGATTATACTGAGATTAATAATAAAATTAAAAATATGAGAGAGTGGGATGGTAGAGAGTATTGGGATTTTGTTGCTAATTGTAATACAGGATGGGAAACGAATCCAGTTCCTTGGTATTATTTTATGGTCAGAGGAGTCCATCCAGCAAGATTTTCTTTTGAATATAATATGTTTATTGCTTCTAAAATAGCGCAATATAAAGATAAATTTTTCAATAAGAATGATTATTCATTTGAAACTTATGATACTTCTTATTTTACTAATAACATGTTTATTGCAGAAACCAAATTTTGGAAAGATACAGTTGGAATGTTTTATGATGAATGGGACGAAGGACAATTAACACTAAGAATGAAAATGGATAAATCTTCAGTACTTTATGTCAAAAATGGATTTGGAGTTCATATGGCTTACGGCATGACTCATGGGCAAAAAATAATAGAACAAACCTACATTGATAATTTATGAGTGAATATATTTTAATTAAACCAGAAGAAAATTGTGGAATGTGTGGATACATATGGCAAACAATTAGAGCTATGCATAAAAATCCAAATGAAAAATATTATATTGATTTTATTAATAGTATTTATAAAACAAATAATGATAATGTTTGGAATTATTTCTTCTATCAACCCCATTCCATCAGAATGCCAGAAGCCAATCAAATTAAAAAACAAGTAGGAATTATATTTGATCAGCCAAGCGAATTCGTTTATGATCAAATTATTCCAAAAACGCAAGAAGAAATACGAAAAAGAAGATTAGAATTTAATGATATTATTAATAAATATATAAAGTTAAAACCTCATATTCAATATAAAATTGATACATTTGTTAAAAATAATTTTGAAAATCAAAAAATTTTAGGCGTTCACTTTAGAGGCACAGATCATCCAAATAAAAAAAACATGGATAAATACATGCAAATCGTAAAAGAAAAACTTATAAATTATGATAAATTATTTGTTTGTTCAGATGAATATGAAAGATATATTTTACCTAAAGTAGTATTTGGTAGTAAAGTTATTGGATATGATAGTTTAAGAAGCGGGCACGACAATACTCCATTACATGCTAGTCCTAATGATCATAGATATATGAGATCAAATGATTTTCAATATCAATATAAAATTGCAGAAGATGTTATTATTGAAGCTTATTTAATGTCCAAGGTTGATTTCTTAATATGCGCTCCTTCGTCTAATGTTAATTTTTTAGCTAGAGCAATTAATCCTAATTTCGAATATTTAGATTTATAATTATATGGAAAATAAAATTTCAGTATTTGGGGGAAATGGTTTTATAGGTTCAAAATTTTGCGAACTTTATCCAGAAAATACAATAAAAATTCAAAGAGATGATCATACTCAAAAATCTAATGACATTCTTTACTTGATAAGTACAATTGATAATTATAATGTCCACACAAATTTACATGTAGATATTGATACTAATTTAACAGTACTAATGAATGTTTTAGAAAATGTTCCTAAAAATACTGACACTACATTTAACTTTATAAGTTCGTGGTTTGTATATGGTCAGAATCACGAAATGCCATTTCGAGAAGATTTCTCAAAATGCAATCCAACTGGTTTTTACTCAATAACAAAATATTGCGCAGAACAATTGTTAATATCTTTCTGCCAAACTTATAATATTAAATACAGAATATTTCGATTAGCAAATGTTCTTGGAGAAGGAGATAGAAAAATTTCAAAGAAAAAAAATGCTCTTCAATTTCTAATAAAAGAAATAGTTAACGACAAAGATGTGCATCTTTACTACGGAGGAGAAGTTTTAAGAGATTATATTTATGTAGAGGACGTATGCAACGCAATTAAATTATGCATGGATAAAGCTCCATGTAATCAAATTATTAATATAGGCAGTGGAAAACCATATAGGTTTTTAGATATGATTAATAAATCTATAGAGCATACAAATTCTAAATCAAAAATTATACAGATTAAATCTACAAATTTTCATGATATAGTCCAAGTAAGGCACTCTTATCTAGATACCGCAAAATTATTATCATATGGTTTTAAACAAAAATACGATATAGATTCAATCATTGAAAAATTAACAGATTTTTACAAAAAAGAAAAAAATACAGAAGGAAAATAATTATGAAAAAAGTTGTATATATTACAGGATGTTTAGGATTTATTGGGTCCTATGTAACTAGATTATGTCTAGAAAAAGGATGGTATGTTAAAGGAGTAGATAAAATGACATACGCTTCTGATAGCAAGCTGTTAGATGAATTTTCTAAATATGAAAATTTTTCATTTGTACATTGTGATATCAATGAACTTAAATTCTTGTATGATTGCGATTATATTATAAATACAGCTGCAGAAACTCATGTCGGAAATTCAATAACAAATAGTGATGAT